TACCTTTGGTAATGGAAAAAAGTTACACTTTGGAACAGGAGGAAATATTGACGCTCAAAATTTCCCATACTTTATGACTTTGGGCGCCGCCACTGTTGATGGTATTCCCGCTGATTCGGGACTACTTTTCAACTATACAGCAACCGCTTATTTCTTCGATTCTTAAACATAATATTTAGCAAAACTTATATAAAAACAACAGTTTATATAAGTATCTTCTGACCCCTTGAGTAGGTCGCGGTCAGCGACCGTTAGGCGCCAAAGACCAATGGAAGTGATAGTCGTTTCTTTCGGTGTGGAGTGGTGTCGGGTTCCCTGGAAGGGGTCCGACACACCTAAGGTTCGCTTGCGAACCGCTATTTCTCAAGGTTATTTAGGAAAGTTAAGAAGTTGGGGTCTAAGTATTACCCCCAACTTCTGTGTAATTACTTCTGTGTAGGAAAATAATATAAAGGGATACATATATATAAACTAATGAGTAGAAAACGAGATTACTGCTTTACAGATTTCGTTTTAGATGAAACCTTTTTACAGGGATTACCGTATGAGTATCTCTGCTATGGTAGAGAAACGTGTCCTACTACGGGAAAAAAACATCTCCAAGGATACATTTATTTTAAAAATGCGAAGACATTTAGTGCGGTTAGAAAATTGTTGCAACCTCGTAGCGTTAGAGCGTGTAAGGGTTCCGCCGAGCAAAATGCTACATATTGTTCTAAAGAAAACGAATTTTTAGAATTTGGAGTTAGACCTAAACAAGGTTCGCGAACTGACATCCACGATATTATGGAAAACATCCAAACAGGTAATTACACTATGAGGGATATAGTATCCTCAGCAACATCATTTCAATCCATCCGCATCGCCGAGGTACAGATGAAATACTTTGAACCAGTCAGGCAGTGGAAAACCCACGTATCGTGGTTTTATGGTAAATCAGGAACAGGCAAATCACATCTTGCCTACGAAATGTGTGAGGACCCTTATATATGTATGGAAACCAATAAATGGTGGGAAGGTTATGACGGACACGAAGACGTCATTATTGATGACTTTCGCAGAGATTTTTGTAAATTTAAAGTCCTTCTGCATCTATTAGATAAGTACCCTATGAGAATAGAAACTAAGGGCGGTTCCAGGCAATTTAGGGCAAAAAGAATTATAATTACCTCTCCCAAGTCTCCAACGGAGACATGGGAGGGTAAGACAGATGAGGACTTATATCAACTCACAAGAAGAATAGATATTATCAAAGAGTTCGTTTAACTCAGCATTTTATTATCTCATAGTATATTATAAAATGCCTAAACAGTATTTTCAAAGACGTTCTAAAAAGAATACCAAGCGTAAGGTTTATCCTAAGATGCCTTTTCATAAGCGAGTGTTGTCGGTCATCAACAAACAACGAGAATTAAAAGTCGCCAAAATAGAAGGAAGACTGGATATTTTAGGCGATATTAACGCAAATAGTATTCTGCAAGTTATGCCTTCCATTCCCCAAGCGGGAAACATAGGCGCAGGTGGTGCTTCACAAGAATTTTACCGGGATGGTAATTCAATAACTCTAAAGAAAATAGTAATTAGAGGGTGGATTACGCAAAAACCATCAGCAGATGCCGCCGCTACAAGATATGTAGTGCGTCATATGATTTTGCGTCAAAGGTCAGCAGATGCCCCTGATGTATTAGCAAATAGTGGTGCTGATTTTCAATCAGGTCAATTATTGGAGAATTCAAGTCCTTTTATAGGCGACATCCCATCGCTACAGACACCAATAAATAAAAGTGCTTTCGTATCACGATACGATAGACGTCATTATTTATCATCTCCAACCCTTAATCAAGCAACAAGCGAAGTTCCTGCAGACCAAGTTAATAGTTTCAAAATGATACAAAAGACACTTACCTTTGGTAATGGAAAAAAGTTACACTTTGGAACAGGAGGAAATATTGACGCTCAAAATTTCCCATACTTTATGACTTTGGGCGCCGCCACTGTTGATGGTATTCCCGCTGATTCGGGA